CGCGCCGGTGTACCAGGTGAGCGTCGCCGTGCGTTCGTCACGGTCGGTTGGAGCCAGCGCCTCAAACTGCGCTTCCAGCCGTTCTCTCGTTAGGGTCATTTTGAAGCTCCTTCTGTTGCGCGCCGCTCTGCGTCACGCGGCGCGGATCGCAGTCGAGCACGATGCCGCGCTCGTCCAGCAGCCGGTTGATCTCGGCGATCTGCTCCAACTGCGCGTCGGGGTCATAGCCTTGCTCGGCGATGGCCTGGCGCAGCGTGAGCGTGCCCGTGCGCAAGCGGTTCAGCGTGGCGACGGAGTCCTTGTACGGATCGACGCTGCCAAAGCCGGGCGGCGTCCATTCGGCGCGGAACGGCCCAGGCTCTGGAATCGCGCCGGCAGCGTAGGCCACGGTTAAGAAACGCTCCCAGACGGGTGTGCACAGCATCGGGATGAAGGTCAGCCAGCGGAATCCTTCGATGCCGTTGCGGAAGCTCAAAAGCCCCGCGCGGTACGAAGAGTAGTTTACGCGCGAGAGATCGCCGGTCAACTGCTCGTAGGTGAGCTGCAGTCCCGTGGCGATCTGCGCCTGCTTCGCGGACACGTAATCCCGGTAGCCCGCTGAGGCCGACGGAGAGGCGAAGGTGATCTCCTCGCCCGGCTTCAGGTATTCGATCATGCCCGGTTCGAAACTCTCGACGCGCTTGCCGGTGGCGGCATCGGGAACACTTGGCGCAATCGGCGGGCCGTCCGGCCCTTGCGGCTGAGTCACGAAGGCCGCAAAGCAGGCCTCGATCTTCTTGCGGACCAGTTCGGCTTCCTCGTACTCGTCGAGATCGCGCAACGTCACCACGACGGGCGCAAGCCACGGCACGCCCCGCACCTGGCCGGGACGGTCCTTGCGGTAGATGTGCAAGAGTTCGCTTGCCGGGACGCGGACGGACTGAAGCGACGCTCCACCGCGCACTCCGGTCTGCACTACGTCGCCCGGATGCTGGCCGTAAAGCCAGTAGAAGATGCGCCGGCCTAACAGATCGAACTCGACGCCTTGAATGATGTAGCCCGTATCGGTCCTCTGCGTCTTCGTGTGGTCGAGGTAGTCGGGTTCGAGAACCTGAAGCTGCAACGGGACCGTGAGGCCATCGCTCTCGCGCCGCTGCCGGAACCGCACCAGGCACTCGCCGCTTTCAAACACCGTGCGGGCGATCAATGCCTGGAGCCCGTAGAAGTCGAGCTGCCCGTCGGCATCGCACTCCTCGATCCAGCCGGCCCAGACGGCGTTGATCATTCGGTCCATTTCCGGTTCACCGCTTCGCGCCTGGGCGGTGATCCCCGTGCCGATGGCGTTGCCCACGATTTCGGCCACCGCGCGCGCCGCGTAGGCATTGTTGCGGATGAGATCGCGCGAGCGCTCACGCAGCTTCGCGAGCGCCACCGAGATCTCGGCGTTGGCCGAGTTGCCGGTGGTGACCCAGCCTCCGGTGCGGCGGTCCGTCCGAGCGCCTTCGTAGGCCAGGCGCACCAAGTCGGCGGCGCGGCGTGCGCGCAGTCGGCGCAGGCCCGTTTCGGGCGAAATCCATGCGATCGCTTTGTCGAGCCAGTTCATCCTTTTGAGGTCTGAGCAAACGAGAAGCGGTCCGTCGCCGTGCCGGATTCGGCTGCCAGCGCTTCTCGAATTACGGCGCGCGCCTGGAGAAGCTCATCCATCGAGCGGTAGGTCACGGTGCGGTCGCCGAAGCGGACGGTCAGTTCGCCGCTGGCGATAGCCGCCTCGACGGCATCGAGTTGCTGCTGCGTCCAGGCCATCTACCCGCGCCTCCGTTTGAAGTAGAACGTCGCCCGCGTTCCGAACTCGCGCACGACGGCCACCAGTTCCCACCCTTGCGCGCCGTGCTCGGCGAGCAGGTCCGGCGATTCAGCATCGCCGGTGACCACCACGTACTCCCAGGCGCCAGGGGCGCCCTGAGCGCTTGGCTGACTTCTGACTTTCATCGCGTGAGCCACTTCCTTCCTCGATTGCCCAGCCAGCGTTCCCGGTCCCGATCATCCTCCGGCACGGGCCGGGGCCGGTTCGCGGCCAGGATCCGGTCCGCCTCGTTGTCGAGTGACAGGCCCATCGACACGAGCGCCCGCAGCGCGGCGTAGGCGTAGACACGCGCATCGAGCGCCTCCTGCCGGACACCTGGTTTCGGCCGCCATTCCCGCTTCGGCTGGCCCTTCGCGTACGTGGTCACAAGCACCTCGCCAAGGAGTTGCTCGAAATACCCTTCCTCGCGATCTGCTGGGAAATGCGAGTAGCCGGGCGTGCCCGGCGTCGGATTCTTGAGACGCCCGTAGATGGTCTCCTTCGCTGTGTCGGTGCCGACGATCCACGGCTTCTCACCGCGGATGTTTTTCGCCGTGGGTTTGCGCTGCCAAACGGGCAGTGGTCCACCCTTTCCCTTCACGGCAAAGATGCGCCGGTGATAGCGCGTCCGGCAGAATTCATAAACGGCCTGCGACTCGTAGCCGGCGTCGATCGAGCATGCCGACACCGGCAGCGAGATTCCTGTTTCATGCGGCCAGCGCCGTTCCAGATACGTGTCCAGCTCCTGCCAGACCAGCGCCCCCGAGGGATCGCCCGGCAGCACGCGATACTCAACGGACCACGATTCCTCGCCGCGTCCCCAGCCCACCAGTTCGAGTTCAAGTCGATCCTTCTGCACGTCGACACCTGCGGTCAACACCACAGCGCCGAACGGAACTGCCGCCCGGTAGTGTTCCCGGCGAGCCATCACCGTGGCCTGGTCGACCGTGGTTTCGGCGGCATCGTCCCACGACTCTGCCAGCACCGTGTTCACAAACTCGCGAAGTGTCTCGATTGAGCGCTTGTCAGCGAGAAACTTCTTTGCGAGCGCACCCCACTTCCGCCACGGCGAGTACAGGCCGTTGATCCAGAAGCCGGCGATATCGGTGACCTCGGGTCGCGCAGCGCGCCACTCGCCTGCCCGGAGCATGCCGTGCTTCTGCCAGTCGGCGATCATCCGGGAGCAGCGTTCGCAGCGGTATTCGGCCTTCTCCGGTTCGCCCTTCGGCCAGATCAGGTTTTCCCAACGAAGGACCTGGGAGCCTGTGCAGTGTGGACAAGGCACCCAGTAGCTTTGCTGGTTTGACTGCAACCAGGCCTGTTCGATCCGCGAGGCGCCCTTCGTCGTCGGCGTCGAGCAGAGCACGATCTTCCTGTTCCAGAAGTTCGCTGTGCGCGTAATCGCGAGGTTCACCGGGTCGCCTTCACTTCCAGCGCTCGCTGGATACCGATCCACCTCGTCCAGCAGGCAATAGCGGATCGAGCGCATCGCTAGGCCTGCCGGCGAGTTTGCCGCCGCGAGCGTAATCGAGCCGCCCAGGAACTTCTTGTGCAGGATCGTGTTGTTCGAATCGCGCGAGCGGGCATCCGCGACTTTTCCGCCGAGCGACGGTGTATCTCGTAGCATCGGCGCGAGACGGTCCTTCGAGAACGCCTCGGCATCCACTTCGCGTGGCTCGACCAGCAGCACCGGCCCCGGGTCGAGCTCGATGATGTAGCCGAGAAAGTTTTCGAGCATCGAACTCTTGCCTGATTGCGCAGCCCACATCATCACGACCGTTTCGTAGGGACTCGCGGGCCCCATGGCGTCCATCACGGCGCGCTGATACGGGGCGCGATCTGTCCGCCACTCACCCTTCTCCGCGGCGGACTCCGACGACAGTCGCCGGTTGTGGTCCGCCCACGCGGAAACCGTCAAATCGGGAGGCGGCGCCAGCACGTCGGCCGCGAGGATCTGGACCTCCTCAACGCGCATACTGCACGTCGGCACGCAGGTCGTTGACCAGCGTCCGCGCCTCCCGCAGGATGACTTCCCGCACCTGCCGCTCGTCGGTCAGCGCCGCGATCTCAGGCGCGAGACGGTTCGGCCACGCCAGGATCCGGTCGACGATCAGGCGGTAGATTGTGGACCAGCGCTGCTTGACCAGTTCAGCCTCGACGAGCTTGCCCATCCGCACGTCGTACTCCATCTTGCGGAGCTTGGCCTTGAAGACCATGTCGGCGGTTTTGGCCTGGGCGAAGGTCGTGCCGGAAGGGGCGCCTTCCGCCGCTGCGGCGACCACGCGCTCGGAAACCGGTTCCGGCCGATCATCGAGCACGGCGTCCGAGGCGGCGGCGTCCACCTTGCCGCCGCGCATGACCAGCACGCCGGCCTTGACCAGGCGGCTGATGTACTGGCGGCTCTTGCCGCGATGCCGCGCGTACTCGGCCTGACTCATCAGCCTATCCGACATCCTTTGCCCTATCTGTTTGAAACGTCGAGAGATTCAGTTGTTCGATTTCGCTTGCTTCTTCGCGCGGGTGAAGCGATGAATGGGTTCGCGATGAGGAACACCAAAGCACAATCAACCAAGCAAACCGCCGCCGGCTGCTACGCCACGCGGCACGCCGAGGCCCAGGACCTGCTCAAGCGCATCGTCAGCCGCCTGGCCGACCACAAGAAGCGGCAGGCCGCCGCGCCTGCCGACTGGGGCTACGCGGGCGACCTCGGCCGCATCACCGAGCAACTCGCCTACGTGCTCGCCGACCTCGGCGACCGCAGCGCGGTCGACGGCAAGGGGCTGGAGTACTGAACATGACGCGCGAAGAACTGATCGCCTGGGCCACCCGCAACGGCTGGGCGCTCGACCGATGGGGCCACCTCAAGAAGGAGTTCGACAACGGCACACACCGCATCAAGTTGAGCCGGATCGCCGCGCGCCATGAAATCTCGACGCCGTTCGGCTGGGCGCGCCTGGCCAGCGGCTATTACAAGAACCTCTCGATTACCGCCGGCGATCAGCTCGCCGGAATGACTCGATAGAAAGGACAACCACCATGACGACGTTTGCCATCGATTCCGACAACACGATCACCGCCTACCTCGCCGGGGACACGATCCCCGACGACCAGGCGCGATTCACCAGCGAGAAGGAACTCGCCAAGCTCGCCGCCACCTGGCCCAGCGACCGCCTCGTTGAGGTCTGGAACAGCTTTGCCGGCGCGCCGCCGTTCGGCGACCTGAAGCCGGTCAAGAAGTTCACCGACCGCAAGACCGCCGTCACGCGGATCTGGAAGGCGGTCCAAGCTCTGACGCCCACCCCTGCGCCACAGGCGGCCCCTGCCGCGCCGAAGAAGGCCAAGACGACCAAGGAGGCCAAGCCCAA